ACTTCCATTGCTAAATCTTCCATCGTGGTGGTGTTCGGCAGGCGGTAGCGGGCTGCCTTGTTCTCTGTGTATCCGTTCATTTTGCTTGCCTCCTTGTGCAGTATTCTTTGGTTAGTGTATATATCACTCTGAAGGCACATAAAGTCAAGCATTATTTTCATATATTGAATATATTTTTAGCATTATTATACAGAACTCAACATCCTGCAAAAGTCAAGTGCTTTATGATTTTTTGACTTTATCTTATTTTTATGTTATGATGCTTTTGGTGGATCTTTCGTGGAGTCCACCCATCTTGGTTGATGGTTGCTTTAGGGCAATGATCTGTCTTTTGTTCGCAAAAGACAGGCCATTGCCCTTTTATTTTTATACGAAAGGAGATGCTATTATGGCAAATGTAAAAAATGTTTATCTGGTCGATTATGAAAATGTTGGTGAGGCAGGTCTGGGTGGTGCTGAAAAGTTGACTGACAAAGATATTGTTTGTATCTTTACCAGCCTTCCAACCGCATCTCTCACCTTCAAAACCTTATCCTTGCTTAACCGTGTCGATTTGCGCTGTTTCGTCGTTCCTCAGTGCAAACAGTCAGCGGATATGTGCATTTCTTCGTTTTTGGGTTATCTGATAAGGGAACATGAAGGAACAAAGACCAATTATGTGATTATAAGCAAAGACAAAGACTTTGCCAGCATAACCAAATTCTGGTCTGATAACGGCGTTGGAACGATTTCCCGTCGCGCCGCACTGTTTGAAAAGGCTTAAATTCACGAAATGTATTTACCTCGTGTCAGGAGAGTCAACTTCATATTGCAACCTCCTGATTGTCTCCATTGACTTTCACATCCTCATATTTATAGGTCACGCCATCCCGGACGACTTCTACGTTTTCAGAACTGCTCACCTGTTCGATGTATCGCTTCACTATCACATCACAGAATTTTTCATCCAGCTCTATGGTGTAACAAATCCGGTCGGTCTGTTCACAAGCAATAAGCGTCGAACCGCTCCCGCCAAACGGATCAAGCACGACGCAGTTGGACATACTGGAATTCATAATCGGGTATGCCAAAAGCGCTATCGGTTTCATGGTCGGATGATCTGCGTTCTTCTTTGGTTTGTCAAATTCCCAGATCGTTGATTCCTTCCGTCCCGTGTACCACTCATGTTTGCCAATCTTCTTCCAGCCGAACAAGATGGGTTCATGCTGCCACTGGTACGGAGATCGGCCCAAAACAAGGCTTTGCTTCTTCCAGATGCAGGTCCCGGACAAATAAAAACCCGCATCGCTGAACGCTTTGCGGAAGTTGAGTCCTTCTGTATCTGCATGGAACACATAGATGCTGGCGTTGTCCGTCATCACCTGTTCCATATTTGTAAAGGCCGCCAACAGGAACTGATAAAAATCATCGTTGGCCATGTTGTCATTTTTGATTTTTCCAGCGCTACCTTCGTAATTGACGTTGTACGGCGGGTCAGTCACCACCAGGTTCGCACGGGTCCCTCCCATCAGCACATCGTAAGTCTTCTCATCCGTACTGTCCCCGCAGTACAGTCGGTGCCTGCCTAATTTCCACAGGTCGCCACGCTGGGTCATGCAGGGTTTCTTCAATTCTGCGTCAACATCAAAATCATCATCCTTGACGCCATTTTTTATGTCGTCTTTAAACAGATCTTCGAGCTCAGCGGCATCAAAGCCGGTCAGCGACACATCGAAATCGGCAGCCTGCAAATCGTAAATCAACGCCTGTAATTTTCCCTTATCCCAATCGCCGCTGATCTTGTTCAGGGCAACGTTGAGCGCCTTTTGCAGTCCAGTTCGGTGATGCCCAAGTCCCGCAGCACCTTCCAACGCTGGTGCCCTCCGATGATATGCCCTGTCTGCTTATTCCAGATCACCGGCTCCACGTAACCAAATTCCTGGATACTGCGTTTCAGCTTTTCATACTCCGGGTCACCCGGCTGCAAGTCCTTCCTGGGGTTATAGTCCGCCGGAATAAGCTCGTCCAGCTTTTTTATGATGATTTCCATCCTGCCTCCTTCTCGGCAGGATTGGTCACCCGCCGACTAATATGTAATCGTTTTAATTTGCAATCCGTACTTTTCTGCAAGCCGGATCATCGATGCCGTTCCCCTGCTTTTCCCGTCCCAGAATGCAACGAGCATCCCGTCACCTTCTGCGGCGTATTCCGCCATCTTCCGGTTGCGGATAGACCCCGCAGCCTTCCCGTATGCCAACCAGTCAGCCGGGAACCGCTTTACAGGAATCCCATGCGCCGTTGCGTACTGTTCGCCCAGGGCATCCGCCCCGCGGCAGCATCCCGATACGATTTGCACTTCGTAAAATGTGTATCTTTCCAAAACCGCATCCAGGGTTTGCGACAGGAGAATGTAATTGTTAAAATCCCGTCCTCCCGCCACGATAATCCTGGCCTGTTTACCAAATAATGTAGTAGTCATGTGCATGCCCTCCTTTTCCGGGTCAGACACATATTCCCGTACTATCCGGTAAATAGCAAGTCAGTTTGCAAGTATACTTTCTGTATCACTGGTTCCGTATGGCTACCACAACAAGCACCGTGTGGCCTTTCTCGAGCAAAAGCTGCCGCGTCTCCCGGATGGTGATGCCCGTCGTGATGATGTCATCAAACAGGATGACGTTCGGTTCCACGGGGTCGCGGTTCAAGACGAACTCCGGCTCGATGCGGCTCCGGTTCTTTGTCAGAACCACATCCTCATAAAACGGGATGCCCAGTTCCTCTTCCGCCAACTTACAAATCTCGGTAGCGAAATGGAAACCCGTCTGATGCCGCCTCCGGGGCGTGGTACAGATGCACCAGCGGTTCCGAGCAAGGTTGTCACCCAGGCTGCGTTCCAGATAGTCCGCCAGGTTGAAGGCGAACGGCCTCACCGCATTCGGGTCGGCCTTGATTTCTTCCAGCGGTCTCCCCTTCTTCCCCGTCGCGAAAAACGTGGTATAAAAAAAGCCGGCCTTTTCCCGCGTCACTATGTGCTGCTTCATGTCGCACAGCTTTGCGGAAACTTTCCAGCTTTCCCGTTTCGTGTATTCATTTGGATCTTCGAAGCCGAATTGGCTCATATCAAGACTGATGTCATCCATCTCTGCCGCCAACAGGTCGTTCAGCCACAGGGAATCTTCCCCGGCTTTGTTGTCTGCCAACCGGTACGCCTTCGCCTGTTCCGGTGTCAGATTCCTTGCGTAGATGACCGGGACGGTCGGAAGCCCCAGCTTCTTTGCCGCCCGGTAGCGCGTGTGGCCGGCAAGGATGATGCCGTGGTCGTCACAGACGATAGGCTGGAGGAAACCGAACTCCCGGATGCTCTCCGCCACCTTGTCCACTGACCGGGTGTTGTCCCTGGGATTGTTCCCATACGGATGTATCGTCCCTATTGGCACCTGTTGCATCTGCTGTGCCATGTATGTACCTCACTTTGTTCTTTATGCAGCAACCGCTGCAACCCTTTTTCGGCACCGGCCACATCCCCATGGACGGCCTGGCCTTTCAGCGTCCGGTACTGTTGCGGCGTCAGGAATCGCCTGCACAGCTTCAGTTCCCGTAACAGTTCATACAGGTTCATCCCATTCGCCCCTTCCTCGCCATGAGTAGTTTTTCCATCAGGTCATCCTGGGGACTTTCACCAGCGTACTCGCTGGCACAGTTTTCCTTGACAATCAGGAAAACCTCCATCCACAGTCGGTTGGTCTGCGACATATAGTCCTGCGCCATAGCCACATATGGGCTCCGTTGGGCATTCCCGGTCGTGGGATGTTTGGCCAGGAAACCATACTCCGTCACCATTTCCTCACACTGAATCCAACGCGCCGCAGACATGGCATAGCGTTCTAACAATTGTGGGGAAACTAAAGAGGAGCAGCCCCTTTCATGGAGCCACTCCCACGTTTTTTCGTATATTTCCGCCGCCTGCAGCGGTTTTCCGTCTTTCTGTATTGCCGACAACATTTCGGAGGGCTTCGGCATTTCCTGCCCCTCCAGCTTACCAGCGTCATCGTTAAAACTGATAACCGTAATTGGTCGCTTGCCCGGATTGCCCTCCGCAATCTTGTCCGCCAGCGGCTTTTTCTTCGCCCCAGCGCCGAGCCGAGCGCCACCCCGGTTCGTTCCGTCCTTCGCCATTTTTATCTATCTCCTGTTCCGGGGCCTATTACCCCGTTTGAATCCGCGTTTTTGTGTACGCGACCCCCCGCCCGGTGCAGTTTATATGCCCCACAGAGATTTTACGCCCCCCTGGGGGGTGTTTAATCGACCGGCCCATACCCGGGTAAGGCCCCGTGTTCATTCCTGCCTTAACGATTGAGGTGCAAACCGATCGCCGTCCCTGACGCTGATGCGGGAATGGCATGGCTTGCAGAGCGCCATAAGGTTCGACTCGTCATGCGTCCCGCCACGCCGCAGCGGCAGGATGTGATGCACTTCCGTCGCTTTGGTCAGCCTGCCTTCCTTCCGGCACTGTTCGCACAATGGATGCGCCGCAAGGAACCGGGCACGTATCCTTTTCCATTCACTGCTTGCGTACAGTTTCCGTGCCGCCTTGTCGCGGCTGTACCGATCGTACTGCCGGTTTGCTAACTTTTTATGCTCTTCACAGTACCGTTCCTCCGTCAGGTTCGGGCAGCCAGGGTAACTGCACGGTCTTTTGGGCTTCCTTGGCAATGCCATCACCTCCGAATGTTGTTTACAACGTGGCATGTTATCCGATGTTTAGGCAAATTTCGGTATGTTGTTTGCAACATGCGATGTTGTCCGATGTTGTACCGTAATCTGCCTATGTTATCTGCAACGTAGTACGTTGCCGGATGTTGTGCCGTAATTCGCCCATGTTGTTTACAAGATGGCAGCTCATCCGATGTCATGCCTGCTTATGCCCAGCTTGTTGGCAACATCGGTACGTTTCCGGGCATAGAAAAAGCCCACGGAAGATACGCTCTCCCGCGGGCTGTCCGTATTTTCGTTATTTTCCACCTTAACTATATCACAGGTCAATAGTGCAATTCTACTACAAAGTATGCAGACTTTTAAAAATTTATTACGTTGTTTTCAACATAGCATATTAACTGATGTTGCGCCGATTTTAGCTATGTTATTTTCAACGTGGTATGTTGTTCTATGTTGCCCGGTGTTAGACCACGTTTCGGCTGCTCTTCCCAGCTTAGTGCCAAATTTGGCGGCTTAGCCGGAAATCCTTGCCTTACTGCCGATTTTTCCTACTTAGTCCAAAAATCTGACCTTACTGCAAAATGTGACTGCTTAGCCAGAAATCCACTACTTGGTTCGGTTTTTTCCTGCTTAGCCGGAATA